TATGGCCGCTGGCTAATGAATAGGGGCTTACGCTCCTATTTTTAAAGGAAAATTATGTCGAATACCAAAGCAACGGGTGTAGCTTATCTTGACCCAGAATTTACTACCTGCTATGTAACTGAAGAATTAGGTTATGCGCCGGAAGCCCAAGGTACAGTTACTCAGTTAACTAGCAAATCAACCGCAGTTACGTTGAACAAAAGCATGGGTCGTATTACCATGAATAATGAAGCGTTAGCTGCCGGTACTAATGCGCTTTTTACTTTAAATAACACTTCTATTGGTCCAAATGATGTGGTTCTTGTTAGTGTTTCCGGCGGCGGCACTGCTGGTGCCTATTGGCCTTTTGTAGCTAGTCAAACCACTGGTTCTGCTGTAATTGGGCTATATAACAATTCGGGCGGTAGTTTAGGCCAAGCAGTGATTATCAACTTTACCGTTATTCACGGCGCGTCATAAATGAACATATATTTACGGCACGATGTGCATGGCACTAAAGTAGCGACAATGGAATTAGAAGCTGTTGCAGATGAAGAAAACGGTTGGGTGAGGTATACTCACGACACGCCCTCGGCTCCCGAAGAGGTGGTTCCAGTAAATACTCTGGAAGTTCAAAAGCGCAGACGAAAAGAACCCGCAATAGGAGCCTAGTATGGCAACAGCTTTCGACCAGATAAAAGCCGCGCTTCGATTAATTGGCCAACTGGCTGAAGGCGAAGACCCATCCGCACAAACGGCACAAGACGCATTGACAGCCATGAATCAAATGGTTGATTCATGGAATACTGAACGTCTGACAGTTTTTTGTACACAAGATCAAATATTCTTGTGGCCGCCGAATGAAATTACACGCGATCTTGGACCTACAGGTGACTTCGTTGGCTTGCGTCCAGTGTTGATTGACGATGCAACTTATTTTCGTGACCCACAAACAAACGTGTCGTTTGGTATTAAGCTGATTAATCAGCAGCAGTACAACGGTATTGCGGTTAAGACGGTAACGTCTACTTACCCGCAAGTTATGTTTGTAAACATGACTTATCCTAATGTTCAGCTAACTATCTATCCAAAACCTACGCGTGAGTTGGAATGGCATTTTGTGTCAGTTCAAGAGTTGGATAATCCAGCTACATTAAACACAGAGCTATTCTTCCCGCCAGGCTATTTGCGTGCGTTTAAGTACAATCTTGCCTGCGAGATTGCAAACGAGTTTGGTGTTGAACCACCACAGACGGTGCAACGTATTGCAATGACGTCTAAGCGTAATCTGAAACGTATCAACAACCCTGATGACGTTATGTCGATGCCTTACTCAATCGTAGCAAGCCGTCAGCGTTTCAACATTTACGCTGGTAACTATTAATCTATGAAGACGCCAATTCTTGGCCAGTCGTACGTCGCCCGCAGCGTCAATGCTGCGGATGCCCGTATGATTAACATGTATCCTGAAACAATACCTTCACCGGACGGTAACGAGCCTGCTTACCTTAACCGCGCGCCTGGGTTGCGTAAGCTATCCAAAGTTGGCACAGGCCCTATTCGTGGGCTTTGGCAGTATGGTAATTATGCGTATGCGGTGTCCGGCAACAGATTGTATAGAATTAATTCTGATTGGACTTCTAGCCAAATAGGCGCCATATCAGGCACTGGCCCAGTGTCAATGGTAGATAACGGTACGCAATTGTTTATCGCGGCCAATCCTGATGGTTATATTTACGACGCTGCTTCAGAAGAGCTTGCTGAAATTACAGACATAGACTTTCCTGGCGCGGTAACGGTTGGCTATCTTGATGGATACTTTATATTCCAAGAGCCTAACTCGCAAAAATTTTGGACATCTGAACTGCTTGATGGCACACAGATTGATCCATTAAGTTTTGCTAGTGCTGAAGGTATGCCGGACAATCTGGTATCGCTTTATGTTGACCATCGCGAAGTTTGGTTGTTTGGTACTCAATCAGTTGAAGTTTGGTACGACGCAGCCACATCACCATTTCCATTAGCCCGTATTCAAGGTGCTGTCAATGAATTTGGTTGCGCGGCTACATTCTCTGTTGCTAGGCTAGACAATTCTTTATTTTGGCTTGGCGCCGATGCTCGTGGTCAAGGCGTTGTCTACAGGGCAAATGGCTACATTGGTCAACGCATATCTACCCACGCGGTGGAATATGCTATTCAAAGCTACGGCACTATTTCTGACGCAATTGCATTTAGTTACCAGCAAGATGGTCATTCGTTTTATGTATTGACGTTTCCAACAGCCCAAAAAACGTGGGTATACGATGTGTCTACACAAGCATGGCATGAGCGTGCGGGGTTTGCTAACGGTCAATTTATCCGTCATCGTGCAAACTGCCAAATGTTTTTTAACAACGAAAATGTTGTTGGCGACTTTCAAAACGGCAATATCTATGCGTATGATTTAGATTCTTTTTCTGACGGCGACTTCCCACAGAAATGGTTACGGTCATGGCGCGCGCTGCCTCAAGGGCAAAACAACTATAAGCGTACAGCCCAACACACATTGCAGCTTAATTGCGAAACAGGTGTGGGCTTAATTACAGGGCAAGGTAACGACCCTCAAGTTATGCTGCGTTGGTCGGATGACGGCGGTCACACATGGTCTAATGAACATTGGACTGGTATGGGCAAGATAGGTTCGTACGGCTATCGTGCTTTTTGGCGTCGGTTAGGCATGACAGAAAAGCTGCGTGACCGAGTGTATGAAGTGTCCGGCACCGATCCAGTTAAGTTAGCGATTATGGGTGCCGAGTTAGTTTTAAGCGGCACAAATGGCTAGTTCAGGCAACCAACCACAAATACCTAAGAACCAATCAGCCATTTCAACAAATGGCGTTGTGTCAAGGGACTGGTATCGCTTTTTTCTTAATTTACTAAACACAGTAAATTCAGGCGGCGGTGGTAATGGCACCGGCACGGTTACATCTGTTGCGGTATCGGGCGGTACAACGGGGTTAACGACCTCTGGCGGCCCGATCACAACTAATGGCACCATAACCCTTAGCGGCAAGTTAAACATCGCCAGCGGCGGCACTAATGCCACTACAGCGGCAGACGCGTTAACTAATCTTGGCGCTTATCCGGCATCTAACCCTAACGGGTACACAAACAACACAGGTACGGTTACTAGCGTAGCGGCGACTGCCCCTGCATTTTTAACGGTAACTGGCAGCCCTATTACTACAAACGGCACATTAGCTTTTAGCTATTCAGGCACCGCACTGCCTATTGCCAACGGCGGTACTAACGGCACTACTGCGGCTGCTGCTAGATCAAACTTAGGTGCAGCTCAAAGTGGTGCCAATACTGACATTACCTCAGTAACCTTGACTAGCGGCACGATTACTACAGCGCCAAGCTCAAGCAACGACATAGTTAATAAATCTTACGTTGATTCTATTGCAAGCGGATTTAACTTTCACCAAGCTTGTAATTACGCAACCACCGCTGCTTTACCAGCTAATACTTACAACAATGGGTCAAGTGGTGTAGGCGCTACGCTTACTGCAAATGCCAACGGTACATTAACAATTGATGGGTATACGTTTGTCTCTGGCGACGTGGGTAAACGTATATTAGTTAAAGATGAGTCTGCGGGCGCTAACAATGGTATATACACGCTAACGCAAGCCGGAACTGTATCTTTACCGTACATTCTTACTAGAGCTACCGATTTTGATTCTGCCGGAGCAGGCGTAGATCAAATAGACCAAGGCGATCTGATGTTAGTAATATCAGGCACCGATAACTCTAATACGTCTTGGGTTCAACAAACACCTTTGCCAATTACGGTGGGCACCACTGCCTTAGTATTTATTGAATTTGCAGCTACTCAAACTTACACTGCGGGTACCGGCTTAACCTTAACAACCAATCAATTTTCAATTTCCAACATTGGCACAGCGGGCACTTACGGCTCAGCGTCTGTAGTGCCGGTCTTAACTACTAATGCGCAAGGCCAGGTTACAAGCGTAACTAATACAACCATTGCTATTTCTGGCAGTGCAGTGTCGGGCAATATTTCTGGCAGCGCGGGTAATGTAACAGGGGTTGTAGCTGTATTGAACGGCGGCACAGGTCAAACTAGCTATACCGATGGTCAGTTATTGATTGGCAATAGCACTGGCAATACGCTTACTAAGTCTACGCTTACCGCGGGTACAGGTATTAGCATTACCAATGGCGCCGGGTCAATTACTATTGATGCAACTAATGCTGGTGCGGTTACTTCGGTAACTGGCACATCGCCAGTCGTATCGTCAGGCGGCGCAACTCCAAACATTAGTTTGGCATCTGGTTACGGTGATACGCAGAACCCGTACGCTAGTAAGACGGCTAACTTTTTCCTTGCAGCACCAAATGGCACAGCAGGGGTACCGACATTCCGCGCTGTTGTAGCGGCGGATATACCTACACTTAACCAAAACACAACGGGTACCGCAGGTAACGTAACAGGTGTGGTGGCGATAGCTAACGGCGGCACTGGTCAAACAACAGCTAACCCTGCATTTAATGCTTTAGCCCCAACGACTACAAAAGGCGATTTGATTGTCAGTAATGGCACCGCTAATGTGCGTCAAGCAGTAGGAACTGACACCCATGTGTTGACAGCGGATTCTACAACTGCAACAGGTGTCAAATGGGCAGCGGCAGCCGGTGGCTTGACAATATCAAACGACACAACAACGTCTACAAACCTATATCCGACCTTTGCCGCAGCAACATCCGGTACAATGTCAACAATCTATACCGGCAACACAAAATTGCTGTACAAACCTAGCACAGGAGAGTTAACATCCTCTGAAGTGGTGGCAAGTAATGGTATATTTGTCAATAGCCAAACAGTATCAGCAAATTACACAGTTCCAACAAGTAGCACAGCTATTTCAGGAGGCCCAATCACAGTGGCGTCTGGAATTGCAGTGACAGTTTCTAGTGGCGCAAGATGGGTGGTGGTATGAACGAAGTTGCGAATACTGTTGAAAAAGTTAAATTTCGTGAGGATATTTTAACGGTACAAAACGGGCTACAAAATTTGATTGATAGCGGCGCTGTTCAATCAACATTAGAAAACTGCACGCTTACGCATTACTTTACGCCTAAAGACGATAAATACGGATGCCACGCTTATGCGCGAGAAATGTTGATTCCTAAAGGCACGTTGATTATAGGTAAGATTCATAAACATCAACATTTGAATTTTATTTCAAAAGGCAAAGTAATTGTTTTTACTGAGTTTGGCCAAAAGCATTTAATAGCGCCTTGCACGTTTGTGTCAGAAATTGGATTAAAGCGTGCGGTATATGCAGAAGAAGATACGTTGTGGACCACAGTACATTTAACTGAGTTCGGCGCGGAAGAAGATTTAGCGCAAATTGAAAATGAAGTTATTGCACCGTCTTATAATGAATTAGGGTTAATTGAATCAATGGATACTTTGCTTTCAATAGAAGCAAAAGGAGAAATATCATGACATGGGGATTAGTAGCCGTTGCAGGTGCAACTATAGTTAGTGGTGTAATGGGGTCAAATGCGGCAAGTAGCGCGGCGGGCGCGCAAGTTGCTGCTTCCGATGCGGCTGCGGCTGCGCAATTGCAAGGTACACGCGAATCAATTGCTGCGCAAGAAAAAGCGTTTAATAGACAAGTTGAGCTACAAGAGCCGTTCCGCGAAGCGGGGATGAAAGGGCAAAATGAATTAATGAGGTTGCTCGGTCTTAGCGGCGATGTTAACGCAAAAGATTACGGTACGTTGTCAAAGCAGTTTACTGGTCAAGACATGTACAAAGACCCTGGCTATGCGTTTAGGTTAAATGAAGGCATTAAAGCATTGGATCGAAGTGCTGCTGCGCGTGGTGGATTACTCAGCGGTAATCAATTGCGCGGTGTTACTCAGTTTGGCCAAGATTACGCTACTAATGAATATCAAAACGCATTTAATCGATATCAAGCTGAACGTCAAGCACGGTTAAACCCATTGCAAAGTTTAGCGGGGCAAGCTCAATCCACTGCTAATACGTTAACTAACGCGGCGGGTAATTTAGGCTCTAGTACATCTGCGGCATTAATGGCGGGCGGGAATGCAACCGCGGAAAATTTAATTAACGCAGGCAACGCTAGAGCGTCTGGCTATATAGGTTCAGCTAATGCTATATCTGGAGCTATTGGTCAAGGCGCTAACTATTACATGGGCAATCAAGCTATGAAAAATCAGCAGAATCAATTTAATACCTTTATGAATAGAGCATACCCAGGTCAAGGATAAGTAACATGCCAATCGATCCAAATATTGCGCTAGGTCTTAAAGCGCCACAAATTGAATCACCAATGGTGCATGCCGCGCGTGCAGCAGAGTTATCCCGCGCAAATCAGCAGAACATGCTAGGCGGAATGCAAATGATGGAGTTAGCCCGCGCAAATGAGCAGAAAAATAAGATGCGCGACATACTGTCTAAAGTAGACCCTAGCGCGCCACCTGAAGCGGTAAATAAAATGCTTGAGCAAGCATATATCGGCGCTGGCGATATATCAGGTTTAATGGCGCACAGAAAAACTTTGGCTGAATCAGAAGCAGCGCAAGCTAACGTATTAAAAGCTAAAGCGCAAACTAAACAAGCTGAAGCTGGTACAGCGGCAAGTGAATATGAGTTAACTAAAAAGAAAATAGACCACGCTTGGGAATCAGTGGCTAATTCATCTACGCCTGAAGCGTATAGACGAAACATTGAAGATTCTGTAACAAAAAAGCTTATTACGCGTGAACAAGCTGACCAAGGTTTGGCTGAGTTAAGACGTGCTGAAGACATGGATATGCTGCGCGGTGGCGATACAAACTTTAAACAACTTCGCATGAGCAGTTTAGAGAAATTGTTAACCGCTAAAGATCAGCTTTCACGCACAGAACCTAAATATGAATTTGTAGATATTGGCGGCAAAAAAGTACGTGTACAGACTAACCCTAACGCTCCTGGATTTGACGCTACACAAAATGAGTTAGTTAAGACTGCGACTATTGGCGAACTAGAAACCGCTAGACACAATAAGAAAACCGAAGGTATTCAAGGTGCAGAACTTAAGCTGAAACAAGAAAAAGAACTGCGCGAAAAAGACCCTGCATTTCAACAAGCTATGGCAGGCGCTAAAGCTAGAGGTGAAGCTATTGCTAAAGGTGATGTTGCAGCAGTACAAGCGTTACCTAAGATTCTTGACCGTGCTAATCGATCACTCGCCCTTATTGACGAGTTGGTGGGTAAACAAGAAGTACGCGATAAAAACGGCAAGCTTATACAACAAAGCACTGCACCGCATCCAGGCTTTAATAGCGCAGTTGGTTTTGGACTTGGCGAACGGTTTGTTCCTGGCACTTCTGCATCGGATTTCCAATCAAGGTTTGAAGAAATTAAAGGCGGCGCATTCTTGGAAGCGTTTGAGTCACTTAAAGGTGCAGGTTCAATTTCTGAGAAAGAAGGCGAAAAAGCTACTACTGCAATTACGCGTATGTCATTAGCACAAAGCGAAAAAGAGTTTGTAGCTGCTGCGCGTGACCTTCAAGACGTTGTTCGTAAAGCTACAGTAAACGCGCAGAATAGAGCTTCGCAGGCAGGCGCTATGCCTAATGTTGATGCGCTTGTAGATAAATATAAAACTAAATAACTATGGCAACTATTGAACAACTTAGCGCGGCCTTAGTTAAGGCGGATGCAGCAGGCAACACTGCTGATGCTACCGCATTAGCAAATGAAATTAGTCGTATGCGTTCGGCAAGCCAAGTGCCTACGCAGTTGCAGCCTACAGTTAGTGAAATTCCTGCACCACGTCAGCAATCAAGCGTTTATGGTGCAGTTCGCCCGTATGTTGCGCCTATGATCGAAGGGCTTAGTGCAACCGCAGGCGGCATGTTAGGCGTTGGTGCGGGTACCGTAGCGTCACCCACCCTTATCATTAACCCTGTATCTGGCGGCGCGGTAGGCGCAGGCATAGGGTATGGTATTGGTAAAGAAGCTGTAGAAGGGCTGGATGTTTTAGCAGGATATAAACAGCCGCGTAAAGGTGCTGAGATTGCGACTGAACCATTGCGTAACGTAGCAGAAGGTGCGACGTTTGAACTTGGTGGTCAATTAGTTGGCAAAGGCGTAGGTTACGTTGCGGGTAAAGTAAAAGACCTATTTAGCATTCCAAAAAATAAAGCGGCAGATATTGCGCGTGATGCGTTAGGTCCTGATTTGCCATTAGTGCTTAATGCACTTAAAGCAGCTAAAGGTGAAAGTGTTACTGCGGGGCAAGCCGCAGCAGACATTAACAGTCCAACATTCCAAGCATTAATGGATCGCGCTAGTAAACGTGACCCACGCTTTTTAAATGCGCTTAAAGAATCGCAAGGCGAAGTATCGTTAAATGCGTTAGCTAAATTAGCTGGCGGCAGCACGGCTGCTGAAACAAGAGGCACGTTGGAAGCATCCAAAAAAGCACTTAATGACTTAACTGGACCACAGCGTGAGGCAGCATTGAATCGTGCAAACTTAGGCAAGCAAGTAGCTGAATATGAAGCGCAAGCCGGTAAGCTAAGTGGTGAAGCTGCTGCCGAAGTACAAAAGGTTCGTGATCTAATTAGTGCAGGTAATGCTGCTGAAGCATGGGCACGCTTAGATATGATTAAGCGCAACTTGCCAGTTGGTGCGGCTAGACACAGCTACGCCGGTGAGTTGGCAGTAAAAGCCGATGAATGGGCGTCTAAGGCGGCTAACGCATCACTTGATCTAGGTCAAGGCGCACGCTTTGCGCAAGCAGCCGCAGATACGTTACGCGTTAACGGTATCAAACCATTGGAGAGCGCATCACTTGTAAGCAGCATCAATAGAATTAAGTCTAATCCAGAGTATGCGGGTAACGACATCATTATGGGCGCAGCCGATAATGTGGCTAGAGACATCGCACAATGGACGGCTAAGAACGGCATCATTGACGCTAAAGCTTTAGAAGCTATTCGTAAGAATTCGGTTACTGCTGCGATCCAACAATTACGCCCAGGCATGGACGCTACCTCACAGCGCAATCTTGCTGCCGGTGTACTTAGTGACATAAAGCCGTTAATAGATGATGCGATTGAAGCTAGCGGTGGTACGGGCTGGAAGCAGTACTTAGATGACTACACCAAAGGCATGCAACAGATTGCTGAAAAGCGTTTGTCTGGCGAAGCATTAAAATTGTTTAAAACTAATAAGGATGAATTTGTTAAATTAGTTACTAACGAATCGCCGGAAGTTGTAGAAAAGTTCTTAGGTAAGGGCAACTACAACATAGCCACCGAATTAGCCGACTCAACTTTGGCTACGCTTAAAACGGAAGCCAACAAAGTAATCCGCGACGCTAAAGTTAAGTCGCAAGTTGAAGGTGGCCAAGACGCATTGAAACAAGTGTTGCTAGAGAATATGACAAAGTTTAGACTGCCGTCATATTTGAGCGCAGTTGCTGCTACAACAAACAAAGCGTTAAATATCTTGGAAAACAAGATAGGCAAAAAGACTATGCAGTATTTAACTGAGGCTTCAAAAAGCCCAGAGAATGCGCAGCATTTGTTAGAGACTTTGCCCGCAGGCGAACGTATTCGAGTACTTAAACTTTTAAATAACCCGCAAACTTGGTCAGTAGAATCTAAAATTCTATCTACAGGTGGTACGGCAGCAGCAGTTAACTCGCTGGCACCTGATAGGTATAATAGCAACGCGTTAGCGAATGAACCAGTACGAGTTATTGACACGCAAAGATAAGGTGATTAAATGGCTTCATTAACTCCAACCCCTAAGCAGCAGTTTTTTGATGCCAACGGTAATCCGTTAGTGTTAGGTAAGGTGTACACCTACGCAGGTGGCACGACGACACCAATTGCGACTTATGTTGACCAAGTTGGCGCAACTGCTAACACTAACCCAATCATCTTAGACGCGCGCGGTATGGCCAACATCTGGCTGCAACCTACCGTCTCATACAAATTTGTCGTAACAAACTCTAATGATGTCACGCAATTCACCACCGACAATATTGTGGTGCCGTTGGACAATCTGTCGTTCGGTTCATCACCACCAATCGGCGATGTAGAGCCTAACACCGGCGCGTTTACTGAACTATCCGCCACAGGTGACGTAACTTTCTCTGGCTTTGGCTATACGCAATTGCAAACTGGCGCGACATCGGATCGTCCAGCAGCGCCAGCAGAAGGCATGATCCGCTACAACACGACGCTAGATCAATTTGAAGGCTATGGCGCTAGTGGTTGGGGTGCAATTGGTGGCGGTGGTGGCGGCGGTGAGGGTGGCCAAGGCAATCCGATCGTATTTGAAAATGACCAGATTATCACTACTAGCTATACAATCACGGCTGGCAAAAATGCAATGTCAACCGGCACGCTTACAACAGGACCTACGTTTGAAGGCACTGGCAGTATTGCAGCCACAACATTAACGATTACAGCAGTAACCACCGGCGTATTAGGGGTGGGGGCTGTTATTAGCGGCACAGGTATAACGCTAGGTACAACCGTTACAGCTCTAGGCACGGGTATAGGCGGTGTGGGTACTTATACAGTTAGCGTGTCACAAAGCGCTTCCGCCACTACTATAACCTCACCAATTGTTGTTACTGTACCTGTCGGTTCACGATGGGTTGTGTTATAAATTAAGGATAGATTATGTCAACAGTAATTAGCGCGGGTAACGCCACAACCGGCTTATCCTTTACGCCAGATAATGCCGGCACGTTTGAATTTAAAACAGGTACTGGCGCAGGCACAACTGCCATGACGATTGATGCGTCTCAGGCTGTAACTATTCCGGGGGCGTTGACAGTTACTGGCGCGTTAAATGCGGGAGCAATTACAAATACAACTGGCTCATTTAGTGGTAACTTGTCATTTAACTCTGGTTATGGTTCTGCTGCGGTTGCGTATGGCTGCCGTGCTTGGGTAAACTTTAATGGCACAGGAACAGTAGCTATTCGTGCATCAGGAAATGTAACAAGTATTACTGATAATGGCACTGGTGATTACACAGTAAACTTTACTACAGCAATGCCCGATGCAAATTATGCTGCCGAATGCTTAGTCCAATATGATCAATCTGGCTCAGGAAGTGGCGGCGGTGTGTATGGCTCATATAGTAGAAATGCTCCATCTGCATCTGCGGCAAGATTTCATTGCCAACAGGGCGGGACTTTATTTGATTGCACAATTATGGCTGTAACTATTTTCCGCTAAGAGGACAAAATGAATTCAAGAATAATTTACCCAACAGATGACGGTGGCATAGCGATCATAGTTCCTGCTGCTGAATGTGGTTTAACCATTGAGCAAATTGCTGCTAAAGACGTACCGCCAAATAGACCATACAAGATTGTAGATGTTGCAGATATACCTACAGATCGTACATTTCGTAATGCTTGGGAGTATGCATGATTACCATTAACATCAACAAAGCTAAGCATATTGCACACGATATTCGCAGAGCAAAACGAGCAGAAGAATTTGCTCCATTAGATATTAAGGCAACTATTCCTAGTGAAGCTGTAGCGGCTGAGGCTGCACGACAAGCAGTAAGAGATAAGTACGCAGCTATGCAAACACAAATTAATTCTGCGTCTACGCCAGAAGAAATTAAAGAGGCAATCAAATGAGTGTAGGATTAAAAGCAAACGTCGACGGGTCAGGCGCTATACAGGTAGGTGGCACCGATGCTATCACTTTAAGCACGGGGTTAAATGCTACCTTTGTTCAAAACGCAAATCTACCAAACACCTTTGGATTTAAGAATCGCATCATCAACGGTGCGATGGTTATAGATCAGCGTAATGCTGGGGCGGCTCAATCATATGCAGCAGCACCTGCAAGAACATATTGTCTTGATAGATATGCAATAGTTTACACAGCAAATTCTAAATTAACTACACAACAAAATGCTGGATCAGTAACTCCACCTGCTGGCTATAGTAAGTATCTTGGAGTAACTTCATCTTCTGCATATTCTGTTTCAGCCTCTGATTATTTTTTATTATCTCAGGCTATAGAGGGTCAAAATTTAACTGATTTAGCATGGGGTACTGCATCTGCTGCAACTATAACTTTATCGTTTTGGGTGCGTAGTTCTTTAACTGGAACTTTTGGCGGCTCATTACAAAACAATGCTGGTGACAGAAGCTACCCATTTACCTACACAATTTCTGCCGCAAATACATGGGAACAAAAATCAATAACTATTGCTGGTGATACAAGTGGAACATGGCTAACTACTAATAGCGTTGGTTTATTTATTTGGCTTGGTTTAGGTGTTGGAAGTACAAATAGTGGTACAGCAGGTTCATGGTCTGGAACAAGTTATTACTCAGCCACAGGCGCAACATCAGTAGTAGGCACTAACGGTGCTACGTTCTTTATCACAGGTGTCCAATTGGAGCGTGGTTCAACAGCTACTAGCTTTGATGTCCGTTCTTATGGGACTGAGTTAAGTTTGTGCCAACGCTATGCTTATGTTTGGTCAACTACATCAGCCCAAGTAGCTATTGCATCTGGATTTCAATATAACGCAACATCTGGATTTTATACAATTAATTTCCCAGTTCAAATGAGAAGTTCCCCAACTTTAAATAGTGTTACTGCTGCTAACTGGAATAATTTATTTCAAGGATCTCAAGGGACAACATCTGCCATAAGCCTTACTGCAAGTAATCCTAATTCTGCTGCTATAACCACAACTCAAACATCATCTACTGGCTATAGCAACATATTATGGTCAGGCACAACAAGTGCAAATATGCAATTTGTTTCGGAGCTATAAAATGTATAAATACATATTTGATATTGTAGATAATAACGTAAGTGACAAAGTAATTTTGCGTGTATCAGATGGTGCTTGCATACCCTTTGATCCAGCAAACACAGACTACCAAGCCTATTTAGCTTGGCTTGCAGAAGGCAACACACCATTACCTGCGGATGAATAATGCCCGCAATTATTGACGGCACGCGGGGGATTAATAATGCAACGTGGACTACTGCGGGTCGCCCTGCGAGTCCTACTGCCGGTCAGATGGGTTACAACACCACGTTAGGTTTCCCTGAATGGTATGACGGAACTGCTTGGTATCAATTTAATCAAGCTAAAACTTATGCAGCTTCTTATTTAATTGTTGCAGGCGGTGGTGGTGGTACAGGTGGTGGCGGCGGAGCTGGCGGCTATTTAACTGGAACAACTAGCCTTAATTCTGGAACGGTTTATACCGTTGTTGTTGGCGCAGGTGGAGCTGGTGTTTCATCTGGCACAGGTAACGCAGGATCAGATTCATCTGCTTTATCGTTAGTAGCTATAGGTGGCGGTCGAGGCGGTACTGACGCAAGTACACCTGGAGTTGGTGGAAGCGGTGGCTCTGGTGGTGGCGCGGGTAAAAACTTAGCTATTACATCTAGCGTTGCAGGTGGTTCAGGTACGGCTGGGCAAGGAAATAATGGCGGGGCAACCGTAGGCACTACAAACAGTCCGGCAGGTGGAGGTGGTGGAGCTGGAGCTGTTGGTGCTGCTTCAGTTCTTGGTACTGCTGGAAATGGTGGTGTTGGTTTAGCTAACACAATTACTGGGTCATCGGTATTTTATGCAGGTGGAGGTGGTGGCGCTATTTACGTCGGCACTGCGGGCACTGGCGGAAACGGCGGCGGCGGCAATGGTGGGGTAAATACAACTGGCTCTGCGGGCACTGCTAATCGAGGCGGAGGCGGGGGCGGCGGTGCTGTTGGCGCAGGTGGAAATGGCGGTTCTGGCGTGGTAATTATCTCTGTTCCAACTTCTAGTTATACCGCAAACACTACTGGGTCGCCTACTGTTTCAACTAATGGTTCTAATACCGTATTAACATTTACTGCTTCGGGGAGTTATACAGCGTGAGCCATTTTGCAAAAGTTTGTGATGGTTTTGTTACGCAAGTTATCGTTGCAAAGCCAGAATTTTTTAATACGTTTGTAGATACTAGCCCAGGCGAATGGATACAGACTAGCTATAATACGCACGGTGGTCAGCACCCAGAAGGTAGACCATTGCGTAAGAATTATGCAGGTATCGGTTTTACTTATGATGCAAAAAAAGATGCGTTTATTCCTCCTCAGCCTTACGTTAGCTGGGCATTAAACGAAGATACTTGCTTATGGGAAAGCCCAGTTGCTATGCCTACAGATGGTAAGCGCTACGACTGGGATGAAACGCAACAACAATGGGTAGAAATAGATGGACAACCAGATACTATTTAATCTAGCCGTAGCGTTAGCCGGCTTTTTAGGCGGGTGGGTTTTAAATAACGTATCCAAGTCCATTGATCGCTTAGATGTAGACGTGCGTGCTATGCCGCACATGTATGTGTCGCGTGAAGACTATAAAGAAGATATGCGTGAGATAAAAGATATGCTGGGTAAAATATTTGATCGCTTAGAGGCCAAACAGGATAAATAATGATCGACCCGATTACAATAGGGTTAGCAATACAGGGTGTAAAGCTAGTAGTTAATAGCATCAAATCCGCCGCCGACGAGGCAAAAGAAGCTGTCGACAGCATCCACGAATGCGTCGAGTCAGGTAAAAAGTTGGGCGAATCCCTTTCGCCAGTGAAAAAGTTTTTTACAGCCGCAAGCAAATACGAGCTTGGCCGCAACAACTTAGAAGAAGCAAAGAAAGCACAAGACTTAGCTATCGCTGCCGGTGAGCCAGTCGCTGATCCAATCTCGGACGCCGAGTACGTCATGGAAATGATGGCGATGGATCGAGAGATCAAACAATACTACGCCCAGATTAAACACATCATGATTTATCATTTCGATGAGTCAGGCATGTGGGACGAGTTCTGGGATAGGTTAAGCCGCTTACGCAAAGAGCGTGAAGAGAAAGCCGAAGCAGCGCGTAAAGCGGCCACAGAGGCACGTCTAGCCATTGTTGCGGAAAAGATGCGCAAGAAGCGCAAACTACAACGCACGCTAAACATAATCTACAACTGTGTTGGCGGTTTTGTTATTACACTAATCATCGCAGGGTTCGCCTGGTTTATTAAATGGATGTTTGATCAAGGAGCAAATTAAATGCTGACACTACTATCAACCTTACTATCGTTTTTATCTGGCGGCCTGCCTAAGATACTGGATATCTTTCAAGATCATTCAGATAAAAAGCATGAGCTACAAATGGCGCAGATGCAGTTGGATCAACAGATGCGCATGCAAGCTGCTGGCCTAGTTGCGCAAGAACATATTGAAGAAATACACACAGAGCAAATGCAAATCACCGCTGCGGCGGATGAGCGCCAAGCACTGTA